TAGTAGTAATCAGAGCAACAATGCTGGTGCTGGTGGCGGAGCTTATGCTAAATCAACAACAGTTGCAGGTTTATATACTGGAGGCACCGCATATTATTCAGTAGGTGTTGGAGGCACAGGTGGTCTATCAAGTGATGGTGGAGTCACATGGTTTAATGCATTATCAAATGCTCAACCAACTTTAGCGACTCAAGGTGTATTAGCTGCAGGTGGATCGGGTGCAAATAGCGCTACTGCTGCGTCTGGTGGTAGTTCAGCCTCAAGTATAGGCACTCTAACTTATTCAGGTGGTAATGGTGGTGCTGGTGCTGGTAGTAGTGATAATTCAGGCGGTGGAGGCGGTGGTGCTGGTCCTGATGGTGCTGGAAAAAATGGTGGAGCTGGTTATACCGGCGGTAATTTAACTGATGCAGGATCCGGCGGAGGCGGTGGTGCAGCTGGCCCATCTTCTACTGCTGGTTCTAATGGTACTATTTCAGCAGGTGGTGCTGGTGGTAGCGGCGGCGGTGGTACTGGTGGTGGAGCAGGCGCTGCATCAACATCAGCTGCAGTAGCAGGAACCTCAGGAACCGGCGCAGGCGGTGGCGGTGGTTCAAGAACCAGTTCAACAACTTATCCTGGTGGTGATGGATCAACATATAATTATTGGACTCAAAGTTCTAATAGTGCAACTGCTGGTCCAGGTGGCGGCGGCGGTGGAAACTCTGCTGCTGGTAGTAGTGGTGCACCTGGTGCTGGTGGATTATATGGTGGAGCTGCTGGTGGTTTTGGAAATAATTCAGCTAATGGTGCACAAGGCATCATCGTATTCACATATAATGTTTCAGCAACTGGTCAAGGCAATATACCATACCAACCAGGAACAGGATTTAGAACGACAGACCCTAATACAAATAATACACAAGATTTAGGTTCACGATATATCACAAAGAATTATTTACTTGATGTTTATCCAAACATAGCGTCAGCGACTGGTAACAGAACGGCACCAGGATTGTGGATATGGGGTAATGGTAATCATCTACAACTTGGTTTGGGTATTCAGGTAGCATCAAACTACTCATCACCAGTTCAAATAGGAGCATTGACTACGTGGAAACAGGCAGCATCGGGCATAGGTGCTAATTTAGCTATTAAGAAAGATGGCACTCTATGGTCATGGGGTGGATGGAAAGTTAGCGGATCTTGGTTTGGTGAGACTGGTCAAAATGGTCAAGCATATTATTCATCACCAACTCAAGTTGGCGCATTGACTACATGGAAACAAATAGCAGCTGGGATTGCATCTACAGCTGCTATTAAGACAGACGGCACTCTATGGACTTGGGGAAATACTAGTACTTTGGCTACTGTATATAGCCCGCTTGGTATATTAGGTGATGGTAGTACAACTAATAAATCTTCACCAGTTCAAGTTGGCGCATTGACTACATGGAAAAATATTGCAATAGGCGCAACAAGTATGTACGGTATATCGATCGATGGATCACTATGGACATGGGGCGCTAATTTTTATGGCCAACTTGGTAGAAGCTTTGCTGGTGGAACTACTCTAACGGGCGGATACTATTCAAGTCCTGTTCAAGTAGGAGCACTAACTAACTGGAAACAAATCTCTGCACAGTATTTTGCATTAGCTGTGAAGACTGATGGTACATTGTGGACATGGGGATCTAATGTATCTGGCTCACTAGGTTTAGGAACCAGTGGCTCTGCATACTACTCATCTCCTATTCAAGTAGGATCATTAACTAACTGGAAACAAGTATCAGTAGTTGCACCTGGATATACTAACACGAGTGGTGAAGGTTCAGCGCTAGCTATCAAGACAGACGGCACTTTATGGGCATGGGGTAATAATACATGGGGACAATTAGGTAATAGTACTATAACATACTATTCTTCACCTATACAAGTGGGCTCATTGACTAACTGGAAATATGTCCAAGGAGGTTATGGGTTTGCGAGTGCGTTGAAGACAGACGGTACTCTATGGGCATGGGGTGCTAATTATTTTGGACAGCTGGGTCAAGGTAATGTAACATACTATTCATCACCTATACAAGTGGGCTCATTGACTACCTGGAAAACATTAGCACAATCTAGCTATGGCACAAATATTTTAGCAATTCAGGACGGATACATATAAACTATGGCAACTAAAGTCGTATTCATAACTACAACGGGTGCAAGCACCTATACAATTCCATCAGACTTCGGATCGCTGGTCTCAATCGAGGCTATTGGGGGCGGTGCTGGTGGTCGTAAAGCCGCTTCATCAAGTACCCCAGGTCCTGGTGGCGGTGGTGGTGCATATGCAAAAATAACTTCAGCAACTCTAACACCAGGTGCAAGTATATCTGTACAGGTAGGTCCAGGTGGAACGGTTGTTACCAGTGGTACATCTTCATATTTTGGATTAGGTACAGGTACAGGCAGTGGTGGTTCTGGGCTTACTTTAACTATCACAGGTATCACAGGTAACTTTTATGTAGGGTCAACAATATCGGGTACCGGTATCACGGCTGGTACAAAAATCATATCGATTGCAGGAAGTACCTATACAGTTGACACATCACTAAGTGCAGTTTCTGGAACAGTCACAGGATATCTAGTGTTTGCCGCAGCCGGAACAGTAGGTACAAATACCAATGCTGCCGGTAACGGTGGTCCCGGTGGTACTGTAGCAGATAGTATTGGCTCAACTAAATTTGCTGGTGGGAATGGTGGCGATAGTATAGTAACAGTTACTTTTCAAGATGGTGGTGGAGGTGGTGGGGCAGCAGGCCCTACTGGAGCCGGGTGGAATGGCGGAGCAGCTACTACAGGTGCAAGTGCTCTTGACAGCGGTGGTGGTGGTGGTGGTGCTGGCGGTGGAAGTGGTTCTGCAGGATCTGTGGGAACTGGGTCTTTAGGCGGAAACGGTGGTAATGGACCTCTAGGCACAGGCGGCGGCCCGGGTACTAGTACTAATGGTACAGCAGGTACCGCAGGCACAGGCGGTGGAGGCGGTGGCGGACATACTGGCACCGGCGGTACTGGTGGTGCTGGTGCGATGTATAATCAATGGGTACAGACCAGTGACGGTAGTAATGCTGGTCCAGGTGGTGGTGGTGGTGGATATTCTAACGCGAACGGCGGTGCTGGTGGGTTATATGGAGGTGGTGGTGGTGGCAATTTTAGCACTGGTACTACAGGTGTTGGTGCACAAGGTATCATCGTATTCACGTATAATCCTGCAGCATCAAGATATTCAGGTTATAAGTTCCCTATACTAAACTCAGACGGCTCAGCGTCATCCACGACTGTCGACTTCGATGATATGTTCGTGTCTAAGGAACTATTCCTTGATGCAGGGTTATATAGTTGGGGATTAAATAACTTTGGTCAATTAGGACAAGGCACTACTGCAACATATTATTCATCTCCAGTTCAAGTTGGATCATTGACTAATTGGAAGCAAGTAAGTAATTCTAATTCTATTAGTGCTGGTGTTAAGGTTGATGGTACTTTATGGACATGGGGAAGAAATAGTTCTACAGGTGGGCAATTAGGTCTTGGTAATAATACATCGGTTTCATCTCCTAATCAAGTTGGATCATTAAATAATTGGAAGCAAGTAGTATGTGGTGGATTTTATATGTTAGCTATAAAGACAGACGGTAGTTTATGGTCATGGGGTAATAATGGATCTGGTCAACTAGGTTTAGGTAACACAACGTATTATTCATCACCTGTTCAAGTTGGTAATTTAAATAATTGGAAAAGTTTAAGTATTGGTGCTGCTTCAGGTACCGCATATGCCGGAAGCATGGCTATCAAGACTGATGGTACGTTATGGGGATGGGGTTCTAATATCTGGGGAAATTTAGGTATAAATTCATCAGGAAATTATTATTCATCTCCCGTTCAAGTTGGCTCGTTGGCTAATTGGAAACAAGTAGCTACTGGAGGAGGTTCACCTGGTTCATTTTCATGGACATTAGCTATAGGAATATCTGGTACATTATGGGCGTGGGGATCTAATAGTATAGGACAATTAGGTATAAATTCATCAGGAAATTATTATTCAAATCCTATCCAAGTTGGTACATTAACTAATTGGAAGCAAATAACTGGTGGAGGTGGTTCATTTCCTTCTTTTGCAGGTATTAAGACAGATGGAACATTATGGGTTTGGGGAAATAATGCATATGGTCAGCTTGGTCAAGGATTCCAATCTACTACGATATATTATTCTTCACCAATACAAGTTGGATCATTAACAAATTGGAAACAAGTAAGTGTAGATGCTGGATCTGGTCAGTATATGAGTGCTATTAAGACTGATGGTACACTATGGACATGGGGAATTAATACATATGGTTCGTTAGGCACTAACGTCGCTCCTACAACATATTATTCTAGTCCAGTTCAAGTAGGTGCATTAACTAACTGGAAACAAGTAACAGTTTCAGATTATCATGGTATAGCAATCTCATCACCAGACCTACCATAATAATTGTACATAAATACATAATCGTAATATAATATATTATCTAAAGTGAGATACTATGACACAACCATTGAAGTACGAAGGTTCTAATGAACCGCTATCCAACGTCGTTGAGTTCCTAAGCAAACTAAACTATGATGACCTAGCAGCAAAGGTCATCGACGTCTATGCATTAGCCTCAAACAACATCGAGCAGTATAACTATCTAGCAAAGCTATACCTTGATGTCATGGCAAAAGACAAAGCTGAAGAGTATGCACTCAAGGCACTAGCCAAAGCCAAAGAACCATCGACACAATATAACATCCGAGCAAACCTTGGTAAGATGTATAACAACATCAATGAACCTGAAAAGGCGTTGATCTATACTAACATCAACCTTACCATCACACCAAAAGATCCTGATACTCTTTTAGAAAAGATATTCTCGCTCTACTTACTTAACCGTAAACAAGAAGCTCGAGACATCCTCTATGAACTAAAAGATCGTATCGATACCTTTCAAGAGAAGCATAAGGACATCGTTAAGTTTAACCTTGGTACATATGACATGGAAGAAGGTAAGTTCCTACAAGGACTTGCGGGGTTCTTACTCAACGTCAAGAAGCTTGAGATCTGGTTCTCACCAAGAGAGTTGCCTTTCCAGTTTTGGAACGGCGGGGCATATCCTGGTAAAACTCTTATCTTGTTCATGGAAGGTGGAGGTATCGGGGATGAGTTCATTACTGTAAGATTTATGGATAACCTCAAGCAAATGGGCTTTAATCCAGTATTCTACTCACAACGTAAAGATGTTGCAAAGATATTTAATGATAATGGATATCCTGCAGTAACGTCTATCACTCATCTACCAAAAGATTCACTATGGACTTATGCAATGCAAGTCCCTATCTGGTTAAAGATGGATGCACCAGACGTCATGCGGAAGGATCAATACCTCAAACCTACACAAGATGCAAGAGATAAGTTTGCGTTCATGAAGGAGTCAAAGAAGTTTAAGATCGGTGTTAGATGGCAAGGTAATGCTAAAAACGAACGAGACCTACATAGAAAGATTTATTTAGATGATGTGATGCATATGCTTAAGTCAGTATATGGAAACGATGTGGAATACTATAACCTACAGATCGGTGATGGTCATGATGAAGCAGCCAAGTATCCAGAACTCATAGATATAACAGACAAGATACAATCATACGATGATACATTTGCTATACTTGAGAACCTCGATCTAGTCATAACATCGTGTACATCAGTGCTACACGCTGCAGCGATCACAGGTGTTAAGACATGTGCACTCATACCTATATCTGCATATTTTACATGGGTAAGTCCTGCACCTGATCGTACAAGCGTATGGTATGGAGATCACCTAAGACTATTTAGACAAGTAACACCAAAGATTTGGGACGAACCTATCGAAGAGATGAAACAATACTTATTGGAGAACAAGATTGGAAAAGATTAAGACGAAGTTAAGACAACTAGTAGAAACACCATCAGACATCAACCAACACCTATATACATTGATGGGTTATGCAGAAGGTTGCGATCATATTACCGAGATGGGTGTACGAGGCGTCGTATCTACTTGGGCATTCCTTGCGGCAAAGCCAAAGACGTTCATCGGTATTGACATCGTAGATTGTCCTATAGAAGAAGCTGAAATTGCAGCAAAAGAAGCTGGCATAGAATTCCAATTCATAAAACAAGACACCATCGATCCATGGTACACATGTGATGAAACAGATTTTTTATTCATCGATACACTACACAGTTATAGTCAACTAAAACAAGAACTACTTAAACATGGTAACAGAGCTAGAAAATATATAGGTTTCCATGACACGACTACATACGGGACACAAAATGAACCAGGTGTTATTACAGAAAGACATTCAGGTTTACAGCCCGCGATCATAGAGTTCTTACAGACTAACCCACATTGGAAGATCTGTAACATCTATGAGCATAATAATGGTATCACTATCCTCCAACGTGTATGAACTTATTCCTTATAACCTCAGCTATACATACAAACTATAGTAATACTTCTCCAGAAGATAGACTTAGAGAGACCATCGATACTGCAGAGAGTATTAAAAAATATGCTCCTGATTCTAAGATCATATTAATAGAAGGTGGTAAACCTCTTCCTCAGCATATCAAAGATAGGTTAAGTATATTCAACGAGATCTTTGACTTCTCAGATCATCCTGTTATGCAGATGACTCAGAGTGACGCTCAACTTGCAGTAGATAATGTAGGACATTCAGTCAAGTCTGCTGGTGAAGCATACATCCTTAAAGAAGCTCTTAAAAAGATAGATGGCACATATGATCGCATATTCAAGTTGAGTGGTAGATATAGACTCACAGAACGATTTAATATACAAGATCATATACATAAAGATAAGTATGTGTTCTTACCAAAAGCACCAACCGATAAGATGAACATGATAGATGCTGATGCTAAGACTATAGTTACTAAGTCATCGATCGACTTCTCTCCATGGAGATACGAGACAACTTTTTATTCATTTGATAATATACCAAAAGCACAGATGATATTTGAGTACATCTTTAACTCGCTTGTAGAAACATATTCAGAAGGCAATTACATAGACATAGAGACAGCAACATATTTGACTATTAATAAAGAAGACGTGATCGAGGTACCAGTAATTGGTTTAACTGGTGTACTTGGTATGGATGATAGGAGTATTGATAAATGAACATATTCTTAGTAACATCAGGCATACATGGGCCCGGTGGTGTAAATGGTAAAGTGCCCATCTTAACACGTATCATCCAGACCCTTGAGACCGCACAGAGCATAAGACATCATGTACCAGATGCAAAGATATATCTACTTGAAGGTGGATCAGAACCATTAAATATAAACCTAAGAGAACAGTTTCTTAGTGGTGGTTATGATGACATATTTGACTTTACTCAATCAGCTTTCATCGCTTATGCACACGCACAACGGGATGCAGCAAAGCAAGAGATAACAGTCATCAAAGGACCGTGTGAGTCTTATATGCTTAAAGAAGCTACTAAGTTATTGGTTCTAACCAAAGATGACAGAGTGTTTAAGATATCAGGTCGATATAGACTATCAGACGAGTTTAGTCTGGAGACGCACCGTGCTGCAGCGGGTAAGTATCTATTCAAAACCAAGACAGAATGCCTAAAGTGGTATAAAGAACCTCCAGTTCATTCACCGTACCAATACTCTACAAGACTATATTCATGGTGTGGTTCTCTGCAACAAGCTGCTATATACAACTATGATAAGGTCCAAAATTGGATCCTAGAGCTATACTCTAAGAACCTATACATGGATATCGAGCATAGCATGTATCTCCATATAGACCAATCTCTTATTGCGGAGACTGATCCGATCGGTCTTGTTGGTGCATTTGCAGAAGTACCTGACATGGTAATCAAAGAATAGGCCTTATAAATAGTCTATAGTTATAAATAATAGAATAAACACTAGGAAATCGTCATGGCCGTTACAAGCAGAGCTACCCTAACCGAATATTGTCTAAGAGCCCTTGGTGAACCTGTAGTAGAGATCAACGTGGATGACTCTCAGTTAGAGGAACGTATCGATGAGGCTCTTGACTATTGGAACCAATATCACTTTGATGGTGCAGAACGTATGTACCTCAAGCAAAAGATCACCGCGTCAGCTATCAATATTACAACAGACACCGCATCAGACTTTGATGTTGGAACAAAGATTACTGGTAATACTTCTGGAGCTACAGCTGTAGTATGTTCTGAAAGAGATCGAGTAGCTACTGGTTATCAAATTATATGTAAAGATGTTACGCATACAGGCACTGATATGTCAAATGCATTTTTGCCGACTCCAACTTCTACATTTTTAGCTGGTGAGACTATTACTAGTGATACTGGTGCTACCGCAGTGATAGATGTGACCGGAGTATTATTAGGCACGTATGACTTACATTACTTCCCATTGCCAGATTTCATATATGGCGTGACAAGAGTCATCCCATTCTCCTCAGCTTCAAGCTCAAAGAACTTGTTTGACTTACAATACCAATTAAGACTTAATGATTTATATGACTTGACTTCAACGTCATTAATCTACTATAAGACAGTGATGTCTCATATCTCATTACTTAACCTTGAGTTAAATGGTTATCCGCTATACAGATTTAACCGTATGATGGGTAGACTAATGCTTGATGTTAATTGGAACGCGGCTCTTGCTATGGGCGACTTTGCGGTCATCGAGTGTTATAGAGCATTAGATCCTTCCACATTTAGTAAAGTATGGAATGAACCATGGTTTAGACATTATGTTACCGCATTGTTTAAACGCCAATGGGCTACAAACATTAAAAAGTTTCAGGGTATCCAATTACCAGGCGGTGTAACTATCGATGGAGATAAGTTATACCAAGAAGCTATCACAGAGATCAAAGAACTAGAAGACGAGATGGTTAATAAAGCCGCTCCTCTAGAATTCTTCTTAGGATAGAATTATGAAACCCACCGTTCTTTACATTAAAGAGCATAGTGTTACTGGAATGAAATATCTAGGTAAAACTACTGATATAAATTCAGTACATACTTATTTAGGATCTGGAAAATGTTGGGCCAGACATATTAATAAACATGGAAAACATCATGTGATAACTAAATGGGTGTCAGATCCATTTATAGATGAAAATAGATTAGTTGAATTTGCTACTTTCATATCAGAAGAATTAGATATAGTTAAGTCTGATAAATGGGCTAATATGATCGTTGAAAATGGTCTTGATGGAGGATCATTTGGTCATGGAGATGAAAATATATCTAAAAGGCCTGAAGTTAGAAAAAAAATCAGTGAAGCCTTAATTGGCCGTAAAGGCTATATACCAGATTTAGAGGTAAGAAAAAAAATTAGCGATGCTAATAAAGGTAAGATTAGATTAGATACATCTAATTATAAAAAACCAAAATCTATAGAACATGCTAAAAATATATCATTATCTTCACAAAATAGAAAACGTGGAGTATGCATACATTGTGGAACTATATGTGCGGTAAACTTATTAAATAGATGGCATAATAACAATTGTAAGGCTCGATAATGGCTAGATCAGTGTATTTTAGTAATGGTATTAGATCAGAACAATTATTATATGAAGATATAATTGTTGAATCAATCGCGCAGTTTGGACAAGACTTCTATTATATCCCACGTACTTTAATTGGTAAAGATGAGATCCTCGGTGAAGATCGTTTATCTCAATTTAAACATGCTTATGGTATTGAGATGTACCTCGAAACACATGATGGCTTTGAAGGTCAAGGCGCATTCATACAGAAATTTGGTTTGATGATGGAACAAAGTGCAACGCTTACAGTTGCCCGTAGAAAATGGGAACAACTAGTTGGTCAACACGCACGTTCTATCTTACCTAATCGACCTGCAGAAGGTGACTTATTATACTTCCCTCTAACTGGTGGTTTATTTGAGATTAAGTTCGTAACGCATCAAGATCCGTTCTATCAAGCTGGTAAACTATATGTATACAAACTACAAGTCGAGTTATTCCAATACGCATCAGAACACATCCAAACTGGTATCAAAGAGATCGATACATTTGAAACTCTCAAGACGTTTGATGTAGAAAAGATACCAAACGGTACTGTAACAGAGATCAAAGTTACACGCAAGGGTGCTGGTTATGTATCACAACCTACTGTTAAGATAGGTACAGACTGGGTAGCTTCAACTGCTATAGCAGTAAGAGATGAAGTATGTTTTGGTGGTCGCAGATATATCTGTACTATACCAGGTACATTGGGGGCGGATGGTCCTACACATACATCAAGCGTTGCAGTCAATGGTACATCGACATTACAATTCTTTGGTTATAGAGCCACCGCAAATGCATTCTTAGGTGATGAAGCCATATCAGCTGGAGAAATAGTTAAAGTATTAGTTGATAATCCTGGTTCTGGTTATACTAGTGCTCCTACGGTGTCATTTATTGGAGGTGGTGGTGATTATGCTGTAGCTGTAGCTATCATTGGTAATACAGATACACAAGATTCATATGGTGATAATAACAAATTTAAAGAAGAAGCTGAGGGTATCGTGTTTAATGAACAGAACCCATTCGGTGAACTCTCAACGTATCATAAGGCTCCATAATGTTAAACGGAC